CTCCGCCTGCGGCCAGGTAGAAATCATAGAGCCAGCCAAAAAAAGCGTTATCGCCTCCGTAACTGCCGGGACAGGAATAGATTTTAGCTTTGAGCAGAGCTTGAAACCCCTGGTCATCGTCCCAGGGATTTGGAGGGTTCGCTTGTTCATGCGGCGCAAAGGCTGGTTGTTTGTCTGGCGGAGCGGGTTGGACAGTGGTTGGCATAGTGAAGGTTGAGTTTTTAGGTTGCGGTAAAAGTTGCCGAGCCGCTTGTTTGCCCATCGGAATTTTTGACACTGACCTGTACTGGACCAGCCGCTGCGATATCGGCTGCTGGGATTAACACGCTTAGATCGGTTGGTGTCGGAGTAGCTACCGGACTGAGCTGGGTCGCGCCAACCATCACGCTCGCTCCGGAGTCAAACCCGGTGCCGGTAATTTCTACCGTTACGTCGGTGTTTGCCGGTCCTGTGTTCGGGTTTAGAGCGGTGATAGTCGGAGCGGCTGCAGGTCCAGCGCCTCTGACTGCCAAATAAAAATCGTAAGCCCACGCATGGAAAGCGTAATCCCCTCCGTAACTGCCGGGGCATCCGTAGACCTTCGACGTGTACAGATCAATGAATACTTGATCGCCGTCCCAAGCATTTGCCATAAAATTTCTCTCTGTCTTTTTAGGTTGCGGTGAAAGTTGCACTGCCGCTCAAGCTCTTATCCGCGTTACGAACTACCACGGTGTAAGTGCCGGCCGTCGCGATTGTCTTAGCCAGAATCGACGTCGTAAGCTGAGTCGGGCTCGGGTTCGTCGTCGTTTTGTCGACTCCATTAAAAACGACTTTTGCGTTGGCATCGAAATTCGTTCCGTTGACAGTGAGCGTGAACGCGGTGTTTTTTGGTCCGGTTGTCGGAGAGATAGTGGTGATCGCGGGCGTTGTGACACCGGTGCCGTTCTTGTACCGGTAGGCGACCACGGCAACGGCATGAATAAGCGAGTTGTCACCGAGCCACTTCGCCGGAAACAAGTATTTGGTTTGGTTCCAGACATTCATAAATGCCGGATCCAAGCCTGGGAATTGCTCGTTCTGGTTCGGCGGATTAGCCGGGCTGCTTGTGACAGTTAGGTTCGAATCGCCGAAAACAGGTGCATTTGGCATATTTATGGTGGTCCTGGCGGACCAGGTGGAGGCGCCGGCACTGCGCCGGTGAGTTGTTGAGTTGGTCCCGGCGGTACGCCGATCTTGCCGGTCACGGCATTTTGCTGTTGTTGGATCTGGAACTGCAAATTCTTAACCCGGTTCTGGAGCCGTTGCTGCGCCAGGGGGTTAGCCCGAATGAAATTCATGTAATCCTGGTTTTGCATGGTCGATTGGATCACCTGCAGGCGCAGTTGGGCGTTCTGACCGGAGGTGTAAACCGGCGGATCGATGCCGCTCACTATATTGCTAAGCGCATCCTGCTCGTCCTCGATTTCCTGCTGGGTCACCTGGCCTTGCGGCCGCACGATGCGTTGGGCTAAGGCCGGATCGAGCGCTTGCGCTGCGTACTGGGTCAAGCCAGCCCGGTCAATCACGCCGGCCGCGTCGGTCGCCACCAGCATCGACTGAATCAGTTCCATTTTCTGCTTCAGATACTCGGTATTCAAATCCTTCGCATCGTACTCAAGCACCAGAGCGGTGTTATGCTGGATCGATTTTCTGTCGGTTTGGGGCACACTCTGCGGGTCGCCCGAGATCGCAATCCAGTCATTAGGATCCATGTACTGTTCGCAGAGTTCGTAGATCAGCCCGTAGACCTCGCGCAGCTCGCCTAACCACGAATCGATCAAACGTTGCTGCTTGCGCAAGACCTTGTTAGGATCAACGCCTTCCCAGCTTTTGCCGAAATAATTGTATGCGCCCCTTATCGTCGTATTCTCCACCTCAAACGTGGTCTGATCTAGCGGTGGTGGCGCTAGCCACGCTAGTTCTCCTGGGCGCATCACTTGTAACTGCGCTCGCGGTCCTAACCGGTACTGCTGTTTTCCGCGCCCAAGCGGTACTTGCAGTGGCGGAAGCGTGCCGAGACTTGTCCGATCATTTCTCGAGTCGCGCTGATTCTTGATCTCGGCCTGATGCGTCATCTCGATGTCGGCTATCCCGCGAGCTTCAACCGCAGAGCGACTTCGGCGTTCACGCATGCATAACACAAAGGGAAATTTGCCGTGATTATAGGGATTAGGCAGCCGCCGGCCGATCACGTCGGTTACCGGCGAAAAAATCGTCACGTTTATCCGGCGCCGGTTACGCGAATCTTCCCCCCGGTAAAAGGCGTAAAAGACTTCGCACATCTCCCGCATCTGATCGACGTAGATCCGGTTCCCGCTATAGCGAAAGAGCGTATCGGAGTAGTTGCGTAAACCCAGAACACTGGAGCCGGCCGAGTTCAGGATATACTTCGTAAATTTCGGATCCCATTGTTCGTACTGGGCCCGGTCTTCGACAGTCGCCTTGGGGATCACGTCCCGGCGCACGATCCAGGGCAAGAGCTGGAGGTTATAGGCTCCACGAAGAAAAAAGACGTCTTGAAAAGTGCGCAGCGCCGTCACTTTCGGCCGGCTCTCTTTAATATAGGGGTTATCGTACTGGAACTGCCCGGTCTGCATCAGACTTTGCAAGGCAGCCATCGGGTTCTGCACCTGGGGAAAGATCTGCCCGAAAAAGGCGAGTCCCTGCTGCACATCGGTCCGGGTCAGTTGCCCGCGGTTGCTCAACATGTAGGCAAGCATGTCGCCCAGTTCCGGGATCTGCTGAGCGAGCATCTGAATATCCTGCATCGTGACCGTCACGACCTCGGAATCAAAATCCATGTACCAATCGATCGCCATCACACTCGAACCGTAATGCTGGCGCCATTGGGCCAGGAGTTCTTTCTCCTGGTCGAGTTCTTCAGCCATCATCCCGCGCACGACATAGTCCAAGACCGCAGTCTGGCTGGTTGCGGCTTGAGCGAACGTGGAATTGACCGGCACGGTCTGCATATGGCAGTTCTTGTCTGCCGTGCGCATGATATCGACGTCGTCATTGACAATGTCGTCGACGAAAAAGGGCCGCATATCGCTCGCGCCTTCCCACGGGAACACGTCGCTACCGGTATATTTAGAATATTTGCGCCCGTCGTTGGTCTGCCCGTTCCACCGACAGTACCGGGTGTCGTCGAGCTCCGTCATCCAAGCCATGTACCCGCTCGCCTCGGTCACGGCGATCAGGAACTCTTCTTTGACGCGATCGAAGTTCATGTGGCTTTTTCTTCGGGTTCGTAGAGTTCGTACCCGTCGCTATGAAGGATCTGATGCCGTTCGCCTACCTTCTCCTCAACGTAACGCTCGAATCGCTCCATCTGCGGCCTGAAAGCCTCAAAGGCTGTATCGATGTCGTCCAACAGATCCCAAAGCTTCCTTTCGCGTTCGGTGATCATCCTAATACCCGCTCGGTTCGATCAACATTAAGGAATCGCCCACATCTTCTAGAGTAGCAACGGCTACCCACCGCAGGCAGTCGACGGGATCTTTGCAGGCGCCTGTTTTCTCGTCTTTGCCGGTCCAGACTTTCAAAGCGAATATGAGCGCTCGGCATGCGCTTGAGATGAACAGGGTTGGTTCTGCGTCACTTGCCGGTTCAAAGTCAAGCATCGAATTGATCAGCGAGACGCCTTCCTCCAAGGTGTCGTTGGGCGCGGGGCTGAATGGCATCCCTAAAACCGCGCATTCTTCCAAGAGCGTTGTGGCAGCGTCCGCAGCGTTCGTCGGCGTGTTCCCAAAGCGGCTATCCATCCAGCGTTCAAGTACCACCTCGCCCTTTTCCTCACCCTTTTCGTCCTTTTCCGGCACCGGCAACTGCCCCTCAAGTCTCCGAATCTCTTCTATATACCGGCTGATACCCCAGCCAAAGCTCGTCTGGGCGCTTCCAGCTCGCCCATCGGCTTTGCGCCCGTCCGGTTCGGCCCAAGGACCAGGGTCACCCACCCCTGTGATGTAGACGCCTTCAGTTGGCCACTCTCTATATACCCAGTGCCGCCCGCGTGCATCGACCCGCACCCAGAGCATAAACCAGTTACGCTTGCTAGCAGGATCGACAAACTGGTAGTTCGTGCCCTCCTTAGGCAGGTTTTCAGGCTCAAAAACGTGAATCCGTTCCCGGAACTTCGGAAACCGGCTCGCGATCGCCTTGGTCGGCACCCCGTAGGCCCGGGTCTTGATTTCACTCTTGGGCGCACCTTCGAGCGTCTTGCGTATATTAATATACCCGCCAAAAGGGTTGTCACTGGTCCAGAAATAGATCACACACGCGCCCCGGCGCACACAATGCTGGACTCGGGGCATCTTTTGGTAGCCCAAGAGCTCCGCCGGCTCTTCTTCAACCGTCCGGGCCCCGTCCAAAAATTCTTTGATCGCCGGTGAATAGCCTTCAATTGGCGTAAAGGTGATTAGCAAGAGCCCGCCGCGCGTCACCAGCCGGTACCGGAGCGTTTCGATCCAGGAGAGCGGCACAAGCTCGTCGCACCAGATCAGATCACAATCCCCACCCTCGATTACGATGATGTCCTGGCTGTAATTTCTGAAAACGCATTCGCTCCCGTTGGGGAAAATGAACTTGTTCTCGCTAAACCCGTTTTTCTGGGTGTACGCGACGTTGGTTACCCGGCCCTTTTTGACATCTTTAAGCTCGCCTGGCACGTATTTCCAAACTATCGGCTGCTGCATCTCAACACTGTTGGGCTCAGTCGTCTGCAAACACCAAACCCGGCGTTTTTCGGCTCTAAGAAGCGTTTCGATCGTCTTAAAACCCGCAAATTCGCTCTTGGACGCCCGGTTCCCGCCCAATACCAGGATTTCCCTGAACCCCTCGGCGATCTTGCGCTCGACTTTCTCCCACACTTTGGGCCGGTACCCGTAGTAAAAGGGGTCAGTAACCTCCAGCTCGATCCGCTCGTTGCGCTTGAGTATGTACGCTTGGGCGCCTTCGGGATCGGCCTCGTACTGCTCACGGCTCGGCAACGGGTAAACGGGATGCTCGAGGATTCTGATGCCTTCACTCATGGCAACTCTTTGCCGCAATGCGGACAAACTCGCACTTTCTTCGGCGCCCGTGGCTTTATCTCCAACCCAGCCCAAGCCGCTATCTCTGCTAAAGTCTTTCGCCCTAGCCAGTACCAATTTCGAGCTTGCATTTTGCCACTCTCAAACGCTCGCCGCGCCTCTTCCCGTGTCTCGATATCGTGGTAATTTAACAGATTCCACGTCCTGGCTCTTAAACACAGGCGCGGATCACCCGGCGCCAGTGAACGTCTCTTTACAGCTTCCTCATATATCTGCCGCGCACGCATAATCCCAACCCCAAGTTGCGCAGCTATAGAGTGATATGTCCTTTTGTCCTTCTCGCGCAGCTCTAATACCAACGCGAAACGCTCCTCCCTGGCCTCTTTAGTCATGAAAACCTCACCAACTCGTGCACCTCTTCGACTGTGAGCCTGGTCGAGCGCTCCCCTCCGCCAGCGTCCCGCCCAAAGATTATCGCCCGCCCGTAAATCGGCCAATCGTAGCTCTCTAAGCTCCAAGAGACCAACCCCTTGCGCACCCCACCGTCATCGACCACCACCGTTTCAGTCCGCCCAAAGGGATGAAAAAAATCCAGCGCTTCGGCCCCAATGAGCCGGTGCAGCTCGCCAAGGCTGAAACCACCCTCCCTCTCGATGTACTCCACACTTTTGGCAATAGGATCAACCAGGATGCCTTTCACTGTGCTTAACCCTCAATCTATCGGGTTGGAGTACGGCCCGCTCTTGTCCACGCAGTCTTGCACCGCAGCCTGGCGAAGGAGCATCTTGGCATTGACTGCTGTAAGCTCTCTAACCAGCTCGCAGTGTCTGGCTAAGAGTTCGGCGCGTAATTGCTCGGTTGCCTCCCGGTCATCTGAAATATGAAAACCGACCAGCCAGATCGACAGCAACTCGGCCAGCACCGCGCTTTGAACTTGGGGGTCATTGTGTGCCAGCAAGGGCTTGATCTTTTCGACAAGTTCAAGGATCTCTTGCGCTGTCTTCATCGCTGGGCCGCCTTTCGCAGTTTCGGCGATTAGCTCTGAATTCTTCCAGCGTTCTTCGTAATCATTCCCAGTCCAATCACCGTGCTCTATTACATCTGCCGCGCGGGTAAGCAGCGTTTTCATCCGATCGATCTCCGCATCTCTGGTTCTAATCTCATCCATTGCCTCGCTGTAGGCTTCCTCTTGGATATCACTCATGCCGTCCTCCAGACCCAGATCAGCGCCAGCACCACTATAACCACCACCGCAATTGTGTCTGCCATGCTTAATAACTCCAGATTATTTAGTACTATCGTCGCTACTATCTCTATCTTGTTTTATATTTCCACTCTTAAGCTTATCCACTCCTACCATCGCCCCTTTAGCCGCGGCAGCTCCCCTTCGTACCGCCATACCCCGGCATATTCTAATTCGTCGATAGGCTCCACCATCCGAAACTTCATCCCTCGCACAAAGTTAGCCACGCTCTTTACTCCTACCTTGCACGTCCGTTCGCTCGCTAGTTCCTTATACCGACACGTCAGTATCCGCGGATTCGGCCCCACACGAATTACTTCTAACTCCCGCTCGATCCCCTCCTTAACCGGTTCCAGATCCACTTCGTTCTCCGCTGCTACTTCGTCCATCATGC